AAATAGAAGCTTTTTTTGGCGACGCCAGAAGTGAGGAAGTTGGAGATGTGGGTAGGCGCCACGTTTCTGAGCGAGATGAGCAGAGTTCGGGACAAAACCGTTTGCAGCGATTGTATGCAAATGAGTCAAAGCCGAAGGCCCTGATGCCAGCGGTTAGCGAAGCCGCCGCCGCGTCACCAGCGCCGGCGCGTGGGCGTCCTGATCTTTGCAACTTGCGAGTGTGTAACATTCCCAATTGTCCTCTTTTCCATCCAAAAGGACAATGCCGCAAGACCAACTGCGGTGGCCCACCCACTTGTAAGTACCATCATCCAGTCGCGAAGTTGCAGAAGATGGCGAAAGCCGCGGCGGACTCTGCCAAGGGTATGCTGCCAAACGCTGTTATCACCACTGTGTCTGGCTCTGAAGTCAAGCTGAATTACGAAGTGTCTGGTGGTCTCCCAAATATCAAGCCCGACGCGCATCGTCGTTCAATGGGCTGTATGACAGTGGTGCACAACGATGATAGTGAACATTTCGTTGTGTGCTTCTTCAATTGTGGTAAGGCGTGGACGGTGTGGCACACCTTCACTCGATATTCTCTCGATGCGAATCAACCTCTGTCAGAGAAGATGGTAGCTGTGAGCGCCAGAATCAGGATGGAGGATGGAGAAACCTTTCCAGTAAATGTGTCAACTGTGGTCAGAGTTGGAGACAGAGATCTCGTCTACTTCAACATTCCCGCCGGTTTGAAGTACACTTCTTTGAAAGCGAGCACCAAGAAGAACGAACCTTTTGTTGGTGTGAACGTTTCCATCTTCGCACTAGAGGGTACTAAGGTGATCATGAACTCAGGAACCGTGAAGGAGCTCGATGATGGTGAGATGGTATACGACTGTGTTTCCGCAGAAGGTTTGTGCGGTTCACCTGTCTTGGATAGACAGGGTGCAGTTGTGGCGGTCCACCACATTGGAGCTGGTAAGCCTGGCAATTTGCGCAACGGTGGTGTGAGGTTCGACAATGAGGTCGCAGCCGCAGCCACAGGAGCGCAGAAAAACTCGAGTGCCCAGTCGAGCCAGCTGTAAGCTGGCTCGACCAGCAATGCGCTTTTCTCCACCGGGAGCGCGTTGTATTGGGCACAAGAGACGGTGGTACGGCTGAGCAGCGCGAGGCCCTTGATAACGGAACCTTTGAGTTTTGTGGTCGGGTTGCTCGCGCTGCGGGTTATCGAGATAAGTCGAATCTTGATACGGATTTCCAGTCATTTCTTCAATCGACAAATCGTGCTTTGCCTCATGGGTACCTTCATGCTCCAGCTAATACTGCTGCTGAGTTGAGAAGCGTTGCGAAATATGCTTCTCCTCAGTGGCAGCCTTTGAATGATCGAGCCGCGCGTTTTGCGGACGCAGCGGTGTATAAGCACTTCTACCCAATCATGGGTGGTTCATCTGTCGTGTCCTTGGACGCGGCGTACGCTGAGATGAATCATTCTTCGTCGCCAGGCTACCCCTGGTCACTGAAATTTCCCACCAAAACGCACTTCATGGCTGCTGGTGGAAGAGAGAAAATCCTTGAATTTTGGGCAGGCCTCCATGATGGCACTGCTTGGACGCCGGTCTGGACCTCGGCTGTTAAGGAGGAGATGAGACCTTTTGACAGGGTTCTCGATAATAAGCTACGAACTTTTTGCGCTTCGCCAATTGAGCACTCAGTTTGTTTAAATATGCTATGTGCTGACATGAACAACAAGTTCTATGCAGCCGGAGCTGCGCACAGGTCTGCCTCATGTGTAGGAATAACCAAATTCTATCGAGGATGGAACAGACTCGCAACTCGTGTGACAAGGAATTTCACCCTTAAAAAAGGTGCTTCCCTCGACGCTTCTCAGTATGATGCTAAGATGATGCGCCGAAAACTTGACATGATGTGTAGGCTAAGACAAGCCTGCCTCTCTCTGCAGCAAATGACGCCAGAAGAGCTCACTGTGCAACGCGACAAGATCGCTCGATTGTACCGGGACATCAAGTACGCAGTGATGGTTCTCACTGATGGGCAGTTGGTCATGAAGACAACTGGTAACCCAAGTGGCAGCTCGAACACCGTGGTTGACAACACTGTGGTGCTCTATTGGAATGCGGCGTATGGCTATGCGGACCAGTATGAGAAAAAATTCGAAGAAATGCCCAACTTTTCGTCTTTCGAGGAAGACATGGAGCTCGCGCTCTATGGAGACGATTTGTTTTTCATGGGGTCTGATCGTCTTTGGGAGTGGTTCAGCCTGGAAGAGTTCCGGGACTGTCTTGGCACTGAAGGCTATGTTATGACTACTGAGACCGGTCACTGGAACCCAGTGCCGTTGAATGAACTCAGTTTTCTCAGTCAGAAATTCTCCTACTCCAGGCCAGTCCGCCTCTGGGTCCCGGTCCCAGATGGACAGAAAAACCTCTGTTCTTTACTCTACGGTACGAGTGTCGAGGATGTCCGCTTTTCACTATTGCGTGCGTCCATGTTGCACATTGATGCGTTCTGGGAGACTGAAACAAGGTCCTTGTTGCGTGCGTACATTGATTGGGTGGTTGCGACCAAGCAGCACCTTCTCGTTGAGGGCACGATGTCGAACAAGGTGACAATGAGCATGGTGCGCTCGAACTTACGTACAGATAACGAAGTTCTTGCGTTGTGGGCTGGTGCGCATGAATCACGCATCATTCGGCCGTGTCATGAGGATGTAGCTCAGTTCGTTGAGCAAGTGGTAGGTGCACCTACGAACGCCACTTTGTTTACGCTCCCTCACGGTAAAGAACCCCGCTTTTTCCAATCCATGTCCTCCAATG